CATGGCAGGAAAAATTCATTAATACAAAGGGAGATAAAATTTTGTGTTGTGGCCGACAAGTTGGTAAGTCCGTCATTTGTGGAATAGACGCTGGCGAATATTCTGCTAACAATAATAAGAAACTGGTCTTGATGATCGCTCCAACAGAGAGACAGGCTTTTGAGTTATTCGATAAAACGCTAAACTACTTGATAGACAACTACCCCAAACTTATTAAGAAAGGAAAAGACCGCCCAACAAAATCCCTAATTAAGCTAAAAAACGGAACTAAGATCTACTGCCTACCAACAGGACTCTCCGGTTTAGGTATTAGAGGTTATACTGTCGATCGCTTATACGCTGATGAAGCTTCCAGAATCCCTGAAGATGTCTGGACTGCGGTAACTCCAATGATGTTAACCACCGGAGGAGACTCAATCTACCTCTCAACTCCCGCTGGACGTGGGAACACTTTCGCAGACACTATGCTTAACACCGACGAAGCCTACAACTCCTTCTCAAGATTTAGTGTATCCAGCAGAAATGTCATAACTGAGCGTGAAATATGCGATACGTGGCACGAATTCCAGCGAGAGAAGGCAATACAACACCTAGACCGAGAAGCCAGCAGAATGACCACGTTACAGTATGCTCAAGAGTATGAAGGCCAGTTGGTTGATGAACTAAGACAGTTCTTCCCAACTGAGCTGATCCGAGACTGTATGACCCTCATTGGAAACGAATATAACCCCGACGCCTACAACACTTATGGCGGCGTGGACGTCGCAAGAATGGGCGGAGACGAGTTTGTTATTTGTAGTATTGCCGATATCCCGGGCAGATTTGCTGCGATGATTGGTTTAGAGATCTTTAAAAATATCAGACTAACTGATGGGGTAAGAAATGTTAAAGACGCAAACAGAAGGTACAGATACACGAACATATATATTGATGATGGCGGAATGGGAGTTGGGGTCTTTGATCCGCTGCTTGAAGACAGCGAAACGAAAAGAAAAGTCATCGCCATTAATAACGCTTCTCGAAGCATTGATCGAGAAGGTCAAAGAAAAAAACGACTCCTTAAGGAAGACCTCTATAATAATCTCCTTTCAATGATGGAACAAAACAAAATCAGACTGTTCAAGAATGATGATCTCTTCCACAGTCTAAAGAGTATTCAAGCAGAATACGTTGGAGATGGTAATTTAAAAATATTTGGTAATTATTCTCACATCACCGAGTCGTTAATTCGCGCAGTTTGGGGAATTCGTACCAAAAGTTTAAATATTTATATATATTAGTAACATAATAATGGTAGTAACAAGCGTGATGACAACTGGAGCTGAAATAACAGCAAAAGAGGGAGCGGGAGTAAGTGCTTCCGTAACTGACGCAATGCACGACGCTTGGGTATTGCAGGCAGAATCTTTTATGAATGTTTTTTGTCGTGTGAATTATAGTGATACTTACGCCTCGCTCAATGTTGATGTAAAATATATTTTTTCAGATGTTGTTTCGTCAATGGTTGCTATCAATGGGATTGCTTATGATTTAAGCGGTTACACTAGCAGAACAGAAGCAGAAGATAAAATCAATATTTTACGAGATGGAATACTAAGAAACTTATCAATATTACGTGACAAAAAAATGCAAACATTCATTAATGACGCTTAAAAATGGCACACGACTTTAAACGATACCCAGAACTAACAAAAAGCCAAATGGCTATTTATTACTTTGACTCTCCTCATAAGCAGATAACAGAAAACTTTTCTGCTGAGGTTGTTGGTGTTCACGACGGAGACACAATAAGAGTAAAGTGGAGCGAAAGAGATTTTACGTTCCCAGTACGTTTTGGAAATACTGCAGCGCCAGAATTAGACGAAGAAGGTGGAATTGAAGCGAGAGATTGGCTTCATAATCGTATTCTGGGAAAAACTGTTGATATTATTGTTAATCCAGAAAATAGAGTGGAAAAGTGGGGCCGACTTTTGGGTATTGTTACGGAAGGTGGCTCAGATGTTGGCGAAGAAGAAGAACGCTTGGGTTTAGTTAAGTCTTGGAAACAAAGAAAAGAAGGGGAATCATCACGCTTTTAAAATGGGGCTAAATATGAGTAGTATATTTCCTCCTGGAAAAGAAATTAATGTAAATTATAGTTGGACGGATATTCAAAACGCAACTGGTTATGTTTTATACGACGGATTAGGTGGAACTGATAACGTAAGCACAAAATACTTTATAATCCCGACAACAATAGTGGCAAGTTTAGCAAGCGATAATTCAGTTAAGAGTTCGGGAAATTCATCTCAAACAGTAGGGATAGCGTGGTCTAAAGGCATTGATTTAGATTTTGATACGTCGGATTATAACCTCCCTCAAACATTAAAAGGATTAGCATATTTTAGAGTAGAATGGATTACTAACGCATTATCGGCAGGTTTTACTGCAAGTTCTTACGTAATTATAAAAGTAAGAAAATGGAACGGAACAACAGAAACAGAAATCGCAAGCGCCCAAACAGCAACTAAAACAATAACCGGAATAACTACGGGAAATCACGGGGCATTATTGCAGATAGAAATCCCAGAAACAACCATTAAAGTGGGAGAGCAATTAAGAATTACTGCAGAAGTTTGGCAAAGTGCGCAAGCTATGGGAGTGGTATCTGTTGCCTTAAAATTTGACCCAGAAGATACATCAAATAACTCAAGATTTCAAATGGCAGTCCCTTTTAAAATAGAGGTTTAAAAAATAATGAAAAACTACAAAAAAAACGGAGATGAGTTAATTGAGACTTACTTTGAAGAAAAAACAAAAACATACAGCAAGACAATACTCTTAAAACAAAAAGAAGATTTAGAGAAAAATCTTGCTGAAGTAAACACTTTATTAGATGAATTTGAAAAGGTAGAATAATGGCAGACACTAACATTGACGCAACCGCTTATGGAGATAAGCAAAATCAAGACACTACTACTTTTACTGTTCCCTCAGCAGTCACCGACTCTGCTGGAGATCAGAAAGAAACCAAATGGATTAATTCCGATTGGAGTCAACAATTAGGCTACTACAAAAAGATCCCAGAACTACAATCTGCGGTTGACGCAAAAGCAACGTGGACAGTTGGCAAGGGCTTTAAATCCAATCCTATTACTGAAATTGCCCTTTCCAGAATTATTGGCTGGGGTAATGATACATTTAACACAATCCTAGAGAACAATGTTAGATCATACCATATTGGCGGAGACTCTTTTAATGAAATTATCCGAGACAAAAAAGGACAGTTAATCAATTTAAAACCGCTAGATCCCGGAAATATGCAGATTGTAGCTAACCGTGCTGGTATTGTAATCCGTTATGAGCAGTTAAACCGCTATAATCCCAAATCCAGTCCTAAAACTTTTACTCCCAATCAGATATTCCACTTATCCAGAAACCGAGTTGCTGATGAAATCCATGGAAATGGCATCATTCCAGCAGTTGAAGAGATCATCTTAATGCGTAATGAAGCCATGCAAGACTATAAAAAACTGCTTCATCGAAACGTTTTCCCTATCCGTATCTATCACTTGGACACAGATGATCCCACAGAAATTGCGACATTTAAAGCTAAAGCAGACCTTGCAGGTTATCAAGGAGAGAACATTTATATTCCGAAAGGCGTTGTTGAGACTGAACTAGCAGCGGTGCCCTCTAACGCAACGCTAAACCCTTTACCATGGATACAACAGTTAAACCAATACTTCTTTCAAGCAACTGGAGTTCCTCAAATCATCGTCGGCGGAGCACAAGAGATAACCGAAGCGTCTGCTAAAATTGCTTATTTAGCTTTCGAGCAAACAATCGAAGAAGAACAGTTGTATATTGAAGAACAGGTTTTGGCACAGTTAAACTTAGAGATCCATTTAGAATTTCCAGCTTCCTTACAGAACGAACTTCTAAGCGATACTGGAAAAGAAGAAACTATGCAAGCATCAACACCGGAAGATACAGCAGTAACAAACGTGCCTACTTCTCCAGCGGGGTCTCAATAATGGCAAGAAAAACTAAAAACACATTCACTCCTAAATCTGTCAAAGATAGAAAGGCAGACATTAAAACCAAACTAGATACTGCTCCCGGCAGAAAAGAAAACCTCGCTAAAGCAGAACGTAGCAGAACCTCGAATATAGCTCCCGGAAAACCTACTGATCCATTTTCTGCTTCTCGTTCAAGTGCAGAAAACCAATTTAAAGACGCTAGAGAAAGAGCAAGAGCAAATTATAAGGGTGGTTTTGCAGCTATTGAAGCAGAAGTTTTCCAACCTTCTACTAAACCCCAAGCTCCACCTCCTGAACAACCTGAACCTGTTCAAGAACAACAACCAGCTCCTGTTGTTCCTACAATCCCAACTCCCGGAGAAACAGAAGAAGAATCAGCTTTAAGATTAGAATCAGATCAACTAAAACAACAAGATAGTATTGCT